AACCTGTCAGCATTGAATGAAAGTGGACATGAGCCGGATAGTCCATTCGAGTATATTCAGGTTGTAGAGTTTTATGACTTGGAAAACAATAAGATGTATGTGTGGAGTCCAGACTACGCGAATGGAGAGAAGTGGTTGTACGATGGTGTGGAGATTGAGATTGGCGATGGAGAGAAGACTGAGGTACAGAAGTACGATCAGATACCATTTACTGACGCGGCTAATAATCCTTTGGCTCCTCTTGTTCCTTTATACTTTTCTCGTCAGCCTGATCTGCCTATGCGCGGTTATTCTGCGTTGCGCAGAGTGTATAGTCAGGTTGAAGAAACCAACATTATACGAACCTACCAGTCCACGATGGTACGAAGAGCTGCACGACAGTGGATTGTAAAGAAGGGTGTATTTACCGATGAAGATATGGCTAAGCTAGCATTGGGTGCAGATGGTGAGTACATCGAAGCAGAGTTGAGTCCGAGTCAGAATCTGAGTGGCTCGATACAAGCAGTTCCTCATACAGGTGTTCCTCCTGAGCTAGAGACATACATACGTCAGGTCAATGATGATTTTCAGCGTGGATCTGTTATGGCTCCATTTACAAGAGGTGAAGCAACACGTGCAACAGCAACAGAGATTACAGCGTTGGCATCGTACAGTTCAAGTGAGATTGGGCGATTGGCGCGTGAGCGTGATGCAATGATTGAGTATGCTGCATCTGTATATGTAAGTATGATGAAGATCTTTTTGCAAGATGAACCAGATGTGATTGTCATAAATGGCAAGACACAGATTGTACGGTCCGAAGATTTGGATGGTGACTTCAGCTTTTATGCTCTTGATGCAGGAGCGACACCAGTATCAGAGGCAGTGAAGAAGCAGGACTTCCTTCAATCAATCGGCGTTTTAATGGAGCTGGGAGTTCCACAACAAAAAGTTTTACAAGAACTCGTACGGAAGTTGGATCTTCCTGAGGATTTTCTGGAGACACAAGTTGAAGGAATACAAGATTTAGCACAAACACAACAACAACCTTCCCCCACAGCAACAATCGAACAAGGAGTACCTGGTTCTCCTCAAGCAGTTGCACAAGTTTTATAGGAGTATAACATGTCAATACCACAAGAAATGCTGATGCAAGCAGAAGCAATCGGAGCCGGAATGGATGCGGCCCAACAACAAGGAATGGAAATCATGACACCACAGGGCAAGTATTCTGCACGTGCGCTCAATGCAGTTGTAGAAGCAATCAATGAGATTATGCCGATGTTGGGTGAACAGATGCCAATGCCAGAGATTACAACAGACATGACAATGATGCCACAAGAGCTTGTCAATGCAATCATGGCAATCATGACAGTAGCAGAGCAAGCAGGTTCCCCCATTGATATGGAACTGAGTGCAGTTGTATCTGATAATGACTTGGCAAAACTGGCTGCATTGTTGAAGCGACTTGCAAAAGATAAGAAACTGAAAGACTTCTTGATGCAAGGTGCAGAAGAGGAAGTTACAGAAGAAGTTACTATGGAACCTGCCCCTGCGTCTGAGGGTGGTATGGAAGTATCAGACGAAGAACTATTTGCACAGAGAGTATAATGTCAGAAGAAAACAACGATAATACAGCGAACCTTGAAACCGTGACTCCATCGGAGGACACTTCCGCAGTCTCCGAACAACTAGAAGTCACACCCAATGACCGACCATCTATTGATAACTACAAGGATGAATATGACAAACGAGTGGATGCTTTGTTGGCTAGGCATGAAGCAGAAAAGCGTGGAGAACCTGCGCCAGAACCAGAAGGACTTCGAGAAGGAGAAAGCTGGGACAAGCTCTTTGACCAAGCAGACGAAAATAGCCAACGAGCAATGCAGCAGTTACGAGCAGATTATACGCGCAAGACGCAAGAACTAGCGGCTGAACGCAAACAACTCCAAGAACAAGCACAGCAAATACAAGCTATGCGTATGAGTCTTGAAGATAATGCAGCATACAAAGCTATTCAGGAAGCAGCACAGGCCGACACAGGTGAGTTTGATCCATACGACTCTGCATCATTTGAACGCTACGTCAATAAGATTGTAGCAGAGCGTTTGCAGGGTGTATTGCAGCCTATGGCAGAGCAACAGATGAAGGCCAGTGCACAGGCAAAGGTTCAGAGTTTTATGGACAATCATCCAGATTTGCAGACCGATGAAGCCTTGAAGACAGAGGTGCGCCAAACATTGCTAGACAATGAATCGTTGTCACTACAAGATGCATACTGGATTGTAAAAGGCAGACGTAGTCATAGTGTATCCGAGCGCAAGCAGATACAAGAACTGGCATTTAAGAACGCTGCAAAAGCAAGTGGACTCAAAGTAGGTGTAGGTCAGAACAAGGGGCCTACAGTACCAAAAGGGTCTAGTAAGATGAGAGCTGCTGACTTGTACCAACATTTACTTAAGCAACAGAAATAAATATGTTATACAATAATCATGTCGCATTGTGGATTCCCCTGGAGACAGGACACGTTGAAGCAACTCCCCCACGAGGATACGAGAGCGATGGATACAATAAACCCTAACGTAGGAGCCTGACATGGCAATCCAACCCGATATATTAGCATCGACCCTGCGTATCTTGAAAGATCGTGAGGTAGATAATACATTCAAAAACATTCCATTGCTTGATGCAATCCGTAGTCACGGAGCAGTTATCGAGAGCGATGGTGGTAGCAAGGTAAACTGTCCTGCTATCATGACCGAACATTCAATGATTACTCAGCTGTCTAGTGGATATGAGTCTGTAAACCTTGCAGTTAAAGATCCTCTTCGTCAGACTGAATACAACTGGTGTGACTTTGTTGCTCCTGTAGTAATCACTGAGAAAGAACAACTTACCAACAAAGGCGACCGTGCAGTAATCAACATTGCTGAAGCTCGTCTCAAGTCTGTTATGGGTATGTTGCAACGTGAGTTCTGTAAGCAAGTTGTAAACAACGAGTCTACAGTACTTTCCGAGCTTGAAACTTTGTCTCCATTTGGAGCAAATGGATGGTTTGGACTACAACCATTTGGTTCTCAAACTGGTTCTGTAGGTGGTCTTGCAAAAGGTACTTATACTGAAACATTCCAAAACCAATACGTTGATTGTCCATCTGCATTCCCTGATGAGACTGATCATGCTACTCGTCTTTTCCGTGCTGTGAGCAAGTTGTACATTGATACACAGGTATATGCTCCAGAGGGAGAGGTAGACATCATCCTTATGTCACCACGTTGCTATGAGCTTTACAAGAATAGCTTGTTCGCACAAGAGCGATACACATCTATTCAAGAAGAGCGTGATATGGCCGGTAAACTTGGACTTATGTTCAATGGTGCAAAGGTTTATGTTGAGCCTAATCTTGGTAGTACATTTACACAAGCAGATCTTGGCACAGGAAATGCTAAAGATATGGATGGTTCTGATATTGTTTTTGGTTCATCTGCTACTCAATACCAAACAGACGGAAATAACAATGGAACTATTGATGCAATGTTCCTGAACTCAAAACTTATGTCATTGTACTTTGATCGTGATGCTTACTTTGAAATGGGTGAGTTTGAGCGTATCAGTGGATATGCGGCTATGGCTGCGAACATCATGACTCGTACACAGCTTGCTACTGCAAACTTGTCTGGACATGGTATCCTCATCAATGCATTTGCTGACATTAACTAATAGAGGTGAAACATGGCTACTCAAAACTTATTACAACGACTTGATGTTGCAGCAGATACCACAGGTTCTTCTGCTGACGCTTCAAACCGTAGAATCGAAGAAGTATTTATTGCTGTAGAAGCAATCTCTTCTGGAGACGCTGTTGCATTGGATATGTCACAAACAGCAGATTCCGACAAAGCCTTGAAAGTAGTAAAGGCTGATAGCGGTACTGCTACTGACAAACTTTGCATTGGTGTTGCTCTTGAAGATGCAGCAGCTGCTGGAAACATCCGAGTATGTATTCGTGGATTTTGCGAAGCAAACGTTGCTAGTGCTACTGCTGCTGGAGATCTTCTCCAGATTGGTGCTACTGCTGGACAACTTGATGTTCGTACTGTTGCTGTTGATGAAGGTGGTTCTGCTACTTTTAATCTGTTTCCAATCGTTGCGATTGCAACAGAAGAAGATACAGCAAACGTTGCTACAGTATTTGTTTACTCTCAGTTCTAGGCATTCTCCATGCTACTTGGGCTAGGTTATTCCTTTCGGTCTAGCCTAGCCCTTTTTTATAGGTGACTCATGAATCTACAAGACATTCGACAATACATTGCCAACATCATTGACTACGATCCATCTACAAATCGTGAGTACACACAACAGATTGAGGATGTAATCAATCATCACTATCGCATGTTGTTTGCGGAGAAGGCATTTAGCTTTGCACAAAAAGAAGTAAAGCTTGAAGTACATACCGATGCAACACGCGTAGCATCTGGAAACTATATTTCAGTATCCAAGTTAACTGTTGTAGATTCAACAAGTGATTTGCCTGCTTGGATTGAAGGCAACATTGTAGAGATTGAAGGTACAGAATATGAGGTTTTGTACAGAGATCCATCTTTATTGACAAGATTTTATATTGATGCGAGCTTTGGTTCATTTACATCAAAGACCATCAAGTTCAAACAAAGATTTATTCGTCTTCCCCAGGATTGTGTTAGCTTGCTCCAGGTGGGAAGACGTTCATATACTATATCGCCCACAGATGTAGGCCGTTTTATTCCGTTGACTCGATATGAGGATGAGTATTACAACTTACCGTTGGATGAAGTAAACATTCCGAACTACTGGATTATTCAAGATGATTTTATGTTGTCAGCTCCTAATGTTGCGCCAACTATATCTGCACTTGCATCGACAGCAGGTAAAGGAACAAGAAGTGTTCG